ATACCCACACTATCTCCAGAAACTTTATCTATTCGGCTGTTGATATACACACTACCATCGCTGCCCTTAATTCCACGACTAATAGCGTTCTGGGGAAACTCGCCCCTAAACGAAGCAAAGTCAATAGGGGCTCCGGACATCAATGAGTTGCTTAGAGACTCGCTAAGTGGGATGCTGCTCAACACAGATGCACTTGACCCTTTAAATGTTAATCCTGCACCTGGGGTTACTCGAGTAGTTGCCTTAGATTCTTGTCCAAAACCTAGTAGTTTTCCAGCAGACTTAAATAGGTTTGATACCGTGCTGATAAGGCGGCCAAACCAACCTCGAGGGTTTTCACGCCCTTGTGCTCCAGTACCGCCGTTGTCTCTAACTTCAAAGTGAAGGTGTGGACCAGTAGATGTTCCTGCTCCTTGAGAGCCCTTCTTTCCACCAGACTTAGCAATAAGTTCTCCGCCGCTTACACGTTGACCTACCTTAACTAGGATTTTGCTTAAGTGAGCGTAGAGAGTTGATTTCTTTCCGTGCTTAATAATTATGTAGTTTCCATACTGAGCATGAAGACCGGCGTGAGTAACAATACCGTTTGCCGCAGCAACAATCTTTGTTCCAACAGCTACGCCGTAGTCGATGCCTCGGTGGTTGCTAGAAATTTGTGGGTTCTTTGAATTGTCTCGAGGACCAAAGTTAGATGTAACAGGGGTACCAGCAGGTACAGGCATCTGAAGAGTCATGCCCTTAGTATCTTGGTTTCCTCCAGAAAACCCTTGCTGTGGACTTACTGCATTTGACATGGTGGGGTTATCTCCACCTTGTCCACATGCATGGTGTCCAATATTTCCGTGGCTACACCCATCTCCGCCTCGACCGTAGGGGTTTGCTACAGATCCAATACCGGCAGCAACACCACCAACAACTGCTCCTGGAAGGTTTCCAGCAATTGCTCCAGTGGCTGCTCCCTGCCCAACATCGAACATAAAGTTTCCACCTGTGCGAAGCCAAGATGGAACATTTGCTTTATTTAAAAGTCCTTGCAGCTTCTCCATACCATAGTATGCGCCTGCAGCTAAACCTGCTCTACCAAGAAGTTTTCCTGCGCCCTTTAATCCGCCGCCCTTTACTATTCCAGCCTTGGCCATCAACCCGCCCATTAAACCGCTAAATAAACCAACGCCTTTTCCGCCGCCTTTTACTACACCACCGGCAGCGCCGCCACTAAGAAGGCTATGCATCATTTTAAGTTGAAGCAAATCCATACCAAGTCCTGCAGCGCCACCAGCTCCGCCAGCAAGCATTGCGCCAGTATTACCTGCACCAGGTAACGTTTGCATAACGCCACGCAACCCAGCAAATGCTTGAGTCAATAGGTCTGCTTGTTCTGCAAGAGAACTAAAGCCATTGTTTACTGCAGCGGTTGCATTGAGGGCGGTGTTATAGCCGCCTACTAATCCTTTTTCAGTAGCTTGAAGCTTACGTGCCTCACTAGTGTTGTAGTTAAAGTTAGAACGAAGCGGGCTTTCGTTTCCAACACCTAACATGTCTAGAGATTTTTGAGCATTTCCTAGGTTACTTGCAAATTTTTTATCTGAGGTGCCGCTACGTGCTTTAGCAATAACACCCATTTGAATAATGCTCATTAAGTTCTGATCGCCACCAGCAATAGCGGCAATTGTTGCGTACCCCTTAGATCCAGGGTTTAAAACCATAGATGCTTGCTCTGGCGTTATTTTACGTCCACCATACAAGAAGCGGTAAGTATCATTAATGATAGTGCTTGGTGGCTTTAAGTTTCCCTTAGAATCACGGGCCTGCACACCGATGCGTAAGAAACGCATTGCATTTATACCAGCTAACCCGGCAGCTACTTGTTCATTGCTTGAACCTGTAAGAGCGCTAAGACCACCAACTTGAGGCATTGCATTTGTAAAGGTCTTGCTTGTGGCTGTATAACCGCCACCATACATGAGTGACATAGCTGCCATGGTTGGCCCCATAGCACTTGTTGCACCATTACCTACAGATTTGTTAGAGCGTAGGATTACTTGCCGTGAATTTAATCCACTAATGCCTGCTACAGAATCTGCAGCAAGACGTTGAGTTACGGCGGCGCCGGTGTTTGGCATCATTCCCATGCCGATACCAGCAGCTACCGCCCCACCCATTGCTATCTTTTGGCCGGTACTAAAGCCTGCGAACTGATCTCTAAACCTAGGCATTTCTCCCATGCCTAGTTTAGAGGTGCTCTTTCCAGTAGCCCCCATCATGTTCTTGTAAATCTCAGCGGTTAAGTCTGCAATTTCTTTCATTAACTTTGCAGTCAGGCCAAGGCCTGCACTACCGTTAATTACTTTAAACATCTTTTCGGTATCAGAAGTAGCCCCTGCTAGGATGTTGTCATCCTGTGAGGGGAATAGGCTTTCGTATCCTGCCACTACTTCACCGTCCTTGGTCTATTCATTGCTCTGTCTAACCAAATCATTCGTTCTCTAACACTAAGGCTTTTTAATTCAGTTAAAGACCATCCCGGGTAGTACTGGGTTAATAGATCTATAGTCTGAATTAAAAGCTCATAACTTATCTCATGATTGAAACAAGTCCGCTAACGTTAGCGGTAGCGGTACCTCCCGCCCGCAATTTGGACAATTCTTTTTGATTGAGCTAAGTTGTGGTCCAGGGTTGCGCTCTGATATAGCGTTTAGGATTGTTCTACGATCCGTAACGCTTAACTTTAATACGGCGTTGGGGTCTAACACAGATTGACCGTTGATCTCTAGAACACAGCTCTTTAGGACAATAGAGTCCAATTCAGGGGCTGTTTTGCTACCTGAGTTGACAAGCTGCTTCTGAGTATTGCCTGTTGGAAGGTGAACCTTTACAGACCCAACCTTGCAGGCGACATCAAATGTGTCTGACCCCTCAAGTTTTTTCATCTCTACATCTTTATCTAAATCGATAATTAAGGTCATTTCATCTGGACACTCTTCGCAGAATGCTCCTTGGATTGTGACCTCTGGTCCAAATGTCTGTTTGCGGATTGCCAAAAGCAATAGCTCACGGTCTCCCGCTAACAAAGCATCTAGGATATCTTTGTCGGGTTTTTTATCGCCCAACTTAGTTACGGCTCGGTCTAGGATTAACATGAGTCCTTTAGAAAGGTCGTTAACTCTAGCTACGGCTTCTTCGTCAGCTCCATTGAGCTCACGTACTTCTGCTGTGGCGATGAACTCGCCAAATGGTTCTTGAAACCCAGCTAACAGCTCAACATGCGGATCAGAAGGAGGCGTGATCTTAGTTTCTGAAAACGCCTCCTTCTGTTCAGCCTGAGCTAGTGCTTGCGCCGATAGTTGGTTTGCAAGAGCAGGGTTATCTACTGCGCTTACTTTCGTGTTAGTTGTCATTTTTATTCCTTATTAGGCTAGGTCGTCTGCTGTTTTAGTGTATGCGTCCGCAAATGAAACGTCAAAACCTTCATGTACAAGAGTCATCTCTTCTACCATGAGGGTGTTTCCGCCTGCATCAAGGTTGCTGTATCCAATGTTTGTAATCCAAGCATTATATACCTTGAACTTGATAGAGGCGTGTTGGTCACCGAAGTATCCAACTGTCTTGCCAGTTGGTGATGAGTTATCCAAAGCTTTTGGGTTTGGATGGGTTAGTACTGAGATTTCCACATTACAGCGGAATTCTGCTCCAACACCTGATTGAGCTGTACCAGTAGACATAGAGAATAGTCTCTTCATCCATAGTGAGTGCTCCTTCTGTCCAAGAGAAATACCCTTAGATAGAGTGATAGGTGTAAATGAGCTTTGTCCTGGAAGCTGATGGAAGTTGGTGTTGTATCCACCTTCACGATAAGCAATGGATTCTGTAGCGATAGTCAAACCGGATACAGATACAAAGCCCATCTTTCCAAATTTGTCGCCAAATTTCTGATTGGAGTCAACAGGCACAAACTCTACTAAGAACTTAAAGTTACGGACTTGATCCGTTGTAACGCTACTTAGTCTTTGCGTTACCGCTGTGTTTTCAGAAGTGGTCATTATTATCTATCTCCTTACGCTGACGCGTTGCCGGCTAGTTGGCTGAGCTTGATGACAATGAACTCCGCAGGGTACTGCAAAGCTACACCGACTTCAATGTTTACTCGACCATTTTGGATATCTGAAAACGAAGTAGTTGAGGAGTCTACCTTCACATAGAATGCTTGTGATGCAGATGTTCCACGAAGACCACCTTGTTGCCAGAAACTTAGAAGGAAAGAACTGAGACCTGTATTGATACGCTTCCAGAGACCTGGATCGTTATTCTCAAACAACGCAAACTGACTGCGATTTTCTAGTTCTTTTTTGATATAGATCAAAGAACGCTGAATATTGATATAGCGCTCGTTTGAAGTATTGCGAAGAGTACGACCACCCATAACAACAATGCCCGCACCAGGAATCTGGCGAATAGCGTTGATTGGTTTTGGGTTGTCGTTTAGGTCATCAAGCTCAGCATTTGTTAGAAGTCTTTCAGTAGCTACAACATTTGCTAGGGAGTTTGTAAGACCTGCTGGAGTTTTGAAAACACCTCGTGACGCGTCGGTTGCTAGGTACTGACCTACCATTGCGGCACCTGGAGCTTGAGCACGGGTAGCTCCACCAGAAGCACGTAGTGTATCTGGAATAAGAGTCCATGGGTAATATGCTGCTGCACATCCTCCATCAGAGTCTGGAGCTGCTGCAATAACTTCTGCTATGAAGGTTTGAGCGTCGTTAACAGTCTCTCCACGAGGTACGTCAACAATTGCAAAAGCATCTCCACGAAGTTGAGCATAGTTAATCAAGTCGCCTTGAACGTTAATTGCAAGGGTACGGTCGGTACCACTTCCATTAGGTCCATAGATATATGCTGCTGCTGGAATGTTGAACACTAGTGGGTTTTGAATTGCATCAAAAGTAACTAGTGCCTCTGAGTACTGTGTACGTGTAGGTGTTGCGCCATTAACTCCACCGCTGAGAGCCTTTAGGCCATCAACTTCTGGACGATCATCGGGAGCAACAGATGCTGAGTTCTGATCTGCAACACGAATATATGTTGAGCTAGAATTGATTGCTGAGACTACGTAACGTGGGTCTGTAGTAACCATGCTTAGGTCTGTGTACTGTTCTACAACAGTTCCAGATACATATACGAGCAATGCAAAACGATCATCAGTTCCTGCATTTTTTACTTCAACAGCAATGTTGTTACCCCATGCGCCAGCATTTTCTGCTTCAACAAGAAGTGTGCTCAAACCTGCTTGAGAACGGTCGGTAAGAGATACTGATGCCTTTGCTGATCCTGTGCCAAGTACACGCTTTACGTATAGTTGACGGCCGCCATTAGCAAAGAAGTTATAGGCAGCCCAGGTTGTTGGGTATAAGTCATTCAATACGCCGAAGGTCTTTGTAAATTCTGACCATGAGCTAAGTAACGCTGGAACAGTTGATGGGCCCTTTTCTAGAGCACCAACAAAAGCGCCGATTGCACTTCCGTTATTGCCGAGAGCAATTGACTGAGGCAGAGCTACTTCTTGAATGAATACGCCAGGTCTACTGTAAGTAGTCATAGGTATTTCTCCTTGGGTTTAGGTTGTTTTCTAGGGAGTCCAAATTATTGTTGAATGATAGTGAACGGAGTTGGTTGGTATTCGAAAGAGATATTTGGATCTTGGGTAACAGGATAAACCTGCATGAATTCGTCCCTGAATAGTTCAGAGCTTATTCGTACCGTGTAGATGTTTCTAAACAGGCGTTTATCCTGTTCAGTAGTATCTCTTTTGGTAAACCCAAGCATATCTAAACGACGGACTGTTCCGTCTTCAGGTATTTCTAGGCCACCAAATCTAAGGGGCAGGCGAGTAGGGCGAGTTAACTCGTACATGAGCTGCCTATCATGTCGAGGTTGACGTGCGTAAGTCGTTATTTGATAATCTAAGTTAACGGGAATAGGAGCTTCAACCATATAATCTTCTTCTGGATCGGCACCCTCAGGAGTATAAGTTAAGGGAATGTACCCACGAAATTCTCGTTCTTGCGCTACGCTCATGTTGATTAGATCAATTGTTATGTACGGATAAGCTTGAAAACGTATTTCAGTATCTGGTTGACCAAACCATACGCCAACAGGGCGAGATGGATTACCAGAATCAGCTACCGTGATTCCTGTCAAAGCCGCTTTAAGTGCTTTATCTTCATTGAGAATAAATGGCATTAGATTAACCCAGCCTTCCTCAAAACCTTGTCGAAATGAGTTACTGAATCTGTATCTTTTATCCCAGCAATAAACTGGCGAACTACAGGGTTAGGTGGGGTTGATTGAGTTCCATACTCGGCATCTTCGATAGAAGCGGCGTGCTTCTTAGGGTAAGAAACACTGTACTTACTATCCATAGATACAACCTTAAGGTGTCTGGATGCGTTAGTAGGCCACCCGGACTCATACGCTTTTCTGCGGAGTTGGGCGGTAAGTTTCTTTGATGAGTGCTGCTGTCCCTGTTCTAATGACTTTACGATGAAGTTATGTATCTTCACTTTTTCCTGATTTTCGAGGAGAGTAGGTATCCGGCTACGAATCCCACAGCTGTGGCCTTACGTCCCTTTTCGGGCGTAGCGCCAATCAGTCCTCGGACAAACTCTTCTTTATCGACGTCTGTCTCAGCTTGCAATAATTTTCTAGCAAGGTTAATCATCGTAAATCCTCCAAATGAAGGTGCAGGGGTAAAGCAGCAGGGTTCCGGATTGCTCCGGCGTCAAAAACAAGAATAAACGAAAAAACCCCCTTACGGGGGTTAAATCGCTACTTCTTTTACATGCCCTTTTTTCTAACCATGTTGGACTTCTTGGCTTTACCCTTAGAATCAGACTTTTTATCGTACTTCTTATTGGCAGCGGCTAGGGTCTTATGTCCGTGCTTGTCTTTAGGCTTACCACAGCCACAGGTGGCGCACATTACTTCTTCTTCTTTGCTTTACAAGATTTGCAAGTACCGCAGGTACAGGCCTTACCCTTAGGCTTGCCTTTGCCAAAACCTGGCTCGCCCTTTTTCTTACCACAACCACACTTAACACACATTATTTTTTACCTTTCGTAGTTTTTGATTTATCAGACATCACCAGGATGTCCTTCAGGATTTTCATAGAATGAGTATTGATCCCTGGCACCGAATGGTGTGTAGGAAGCGTACTCTGCAAACTGTGGGTCGTTAACCAACTCTTCCGCGTTCACCTGGTAGAGGACAACCCCAAACAAGGTGTAGTCGTTGGTGATG